GCTACTACTTGTTGAAAGTCAGGGTGAGTAGCCTGTAAAGCATTCAAAGCCTTTGATCTTTGCATCTCAAGAGTCAACTGTTCTGCTTGTCGAATCTTAGGATGGTTCTCAATAGCGTTTTCTACCGCCTTCTTCGGATCAGCGAAGAAGTCAACCTCTTCAGAGGCTTCAGACTGCAGTTGCTGCTTTGTTGTGGCTTGGGCGCGTATGTAATCGTCTACAATCCTGCGTAACTCACCGACCTCACTACCCTGGCGACCAATTAAACGCTCGGCCTCCATGTGCATCTGAGCAATCTCTTGTGCGCTTTTGCCCCGATATTTATCAGGTAAGGCCTCTTCTTGCTCTTCCTCTTGCTCAATTACAGTTTCCTGCTCTTGATCAATAGTGTCTTCAGTTTGTAGTTCAGGGATTTGTGACTCTTCCGAGCCTTCCTCAATAATCACAGCCATCATGTCTCTCCGTGCTTAACAGCATTAAGAAAAGAACCTTTAAATTGTGCGGGGGTTCCTTATCCGCTTACTTCCATTGGTCAGAACGACCAGTTTTGCGCTCCCAGTTAATCCTTTCTTGGCGCTTACGTTCCCAGGCCATTGAAGCACCAGGGAAATCACCAGTAATGCCTTCTAGACTAACTCTAGGAGCAGAGATGAGTCTGGTAGCGTCATTTCCACAGTGAGGACACTGTATGACTTTCTCAGAATCATCAATATATTTTTCAGTTATGTGGCCTTTGGCACACTGAAAATCAAAATATCTTTTCATTTAGTTCCTCGTAGGCTTTTTCAGACAAATCCTTAAGTCCAATGACGTAGTCTAGGATGTCTACCTGTCCTTTTCGGAACTCTACTGTGTCTTTATCGCAGTTTCGGATGTTTTCGTACAGTGTACGCATCTCTAAAAGGTCTTCTATGAGTTGTGTCCACGCCTTTGTGGACATCATAGACAGCCTATTTTCGTAATATTGTTGTAATTCTGGCGACATTGGCATAATTATACCATCATTTAAATTAACAAAAAAGTGCTTGACAAGAAATTGTTTATGTGGTATGCTTCAGTTTTTAGGAGGCAATATGGCACAAGGTCAACACTTTAAAAAACTTACTGATTCTGATATCGATAACATCAAAACCTGGGCAAAAGCAGGCTTTGGACTTACCGAGATAGCTAATAAGCTAGAAAACAAGGTTTCTCGTCAGCGAGTTAAGCAAATAACAGAAAAATTTAACATCAATGCCTTTGCAAATAAGAAACTTAAACGCCAAAAAGAACTAAACGATCAAATGTTCCAAAAATGGGGTCCAAAATGGAACGACCAAGAGTGGCGTAAGTCTGCTATCTATGCTGCAATGCGTGAAAAGTTTAAAAACAAGAAAGCGCACTGCTATAAACACGAGTTTTCAATAAATTTTGGTGATTTAACCTTTCCAACCCACTGTCCAATACTGGGTATTGAACTAGACTACTTTGCTCAGAATGGAAGGCAAGAGAACTCACCATCTTTTGACCGTATAGACCCATTAAAAGGCTATGTCAAAGGCAATGTTGCCGTGATCTCTTGGCGAGCCAATCGCATTAAGAACGATGGGACCGCCGAAGAGCACGAAAAGATTGCTAAGTTTATGAAAACAGTTGTTTAAGTTTTTGTTTAATTTGCTCAACCTTGGCGAGAAGCCACGACTTGAAGGTTTGCAATTTCTTTGCGAGTATCAATGTCTTTCTCCTTTAGGGCTAGATTTGCTACTTTGACTCGTCTTTCAAAGTCATCGGTAGCATTGGGACCAGTGCCTAAGTACTTAGACGCTGATGCAGCGATACTTGCCTGTAATTCGGCAGGCATCAACTGTGTCTCTGTGATCTCTTTCTGTGCTCTTGCCTGTTTTAGAGTCACATCGGCCTGCAGGTCTGCAACTTGTAACTGTGCTTGTTGCAGTTGTAGCTGCTGTGCTGCCTGATCCAATGGGTTATCTTGCGACATCTGAGCCATCTGGGACAGTAGTTCCTCACGGTTGGACAGGCCGCTATTCTCAATAATCGCAGACATGACCATCGGCACAATGGGACTATCTGGGCCAAGCGTCTTAAGCAGGTTCATAAACTGCATCTGCTCGTATTCGCGTGCCACGATACCAAGGTTGCTAGTCGGCACAAAGATAAAGTCTTGTGCAGGATAACGATCAGGATCAAACTGCATAAACCGATAGGCAGACTTGGTCACAAACGGAATCAAGAACTGCTCTTGGAAGTTGACCAGTGTGCGTTTGTTCTTCTTGATGATCGCAGACAGGGCAGGATTGAGGCCACCACCATCAGCCGTAGGTGTGGTGCTGTCAATGGTAGATGTTGCCATCAGCATCATCTTCATAAACTCACCAGCGGTCTGTAGATTACCAGGGTCTGTGACACCAAACTTAAATGGCTGAAGCACCTCATTGGGGTTGCCGTTGGTCAGGATGGTTTTGCCTGGCCTAATCTCAAACTTAGCACCGCGAGGCAGGCGAGTGGCGTCAATGCCCATCATTGGCACTGTGGTCAGTGCAAGACTATCTAAGTGTGCACGAATCTGTGCATCGATGGCCTTTTGCATATTGTAGCCTTTTTCAGCGATACCACGGCCCCAGAAACGATTGGGCATGGAGTCATACTGGAAGGCTACGATGGGGCGGTCCTGCATCATGTAAGGCGATAGTTCAGCCTTTAGCACATACTGGTCGTTAGCGATAACGATGATGCCTTCTACCAGTTCTGTGTAGTCAGCGGCTTCTGTGCCATACTCTTCTGTCTTCTCGTTAAACAGGGATGTGATCTCTTCATTGTCCTTGGCTTCGATAAGAAACTTAGGAACAAGACCATAATAACGCAATAGTTTAACTTTATCTTGCTGATAGTCTACTTCTTCTTGTACAGGCTCAAGATCGGTATCAACAGCGGTAGGTCCAAGGTTCATTACCTTATCGTAGACACCGCTTTCCATGCCAGCAACAACACTATGGATGGACACATACTCTTCTACTGCACAGCCAAGAGCATCTTCAATGTTGGTGGATACTGGATCAATTAAGAAGTTCTTTGGGTTGATTGGACGCAGACCAACATTAAACTTAGTTCTTTCTTCTACGCCAACAGCCGTGATGCCCATCTCTGCAATTGGCCGCATCGCTGGAGACTTCTCTGTCTTCTCGGACACCACAATCTCACCGATGCCAGTGCCATAGATAGCGCCAAGCAAGATAACATCGCTGATGTCTTTACGCACACGATTGCGCTTAAAGTCTTCAGTCATCTGTCGCTTAATCTGCTCTACATCAATGCGCTCTGTGTCTACACGGTCATCATCAATGTCAAAGAACTTCTCACCGCGACCAAAGACAGCCTCTTCAATCTCAGCAACAGAAGTCTCAATTGCTTGTTGCAGTGCAGGTGTTACAATGCGTGAACGCTCACTTTCACGATGAACATCCTCACCAGCCCAGATACCACGCCAGAGGCGCTCATAGGAGTCCCAATAGTCTAGATAGTTCTCATCACGATGGTTGCGCCAGTTTTCGCAGCGGGATAGTACCCACTCAGAAATCTTCATGTTGCGGCTATTGGTTTCCATTATTAGTCCTCGGTTGTGTCGCCAATGGAATCTTCTTCGAGATCTTCATATTCAGGCATACCATCATCTTCTTTCTCTTCTTCATCTTCTTCTTCCAAGTCAGCGATGGGCATGAAGATGTCGGTATCTTTGAGGCCAGCCTCTTTAGCGGCAGTGATGATCGTCATCAGGCACTCTGCGCTAAACTTCTTCTCCATCTCTTCTTTGATGGTTTCAAAGACATCTGGATTAGAGACTAACTTGTCCCAGTTCATAGGAACAAAGTCTTCTTTTTGATACATTTCTAGGTACATAACTGCTCCTTAGTAAGCCGCTATAGGGTCCATTGGAATAAAGTCTTCGTCATCGTAGTCCTGTATATACTCAGCGATGGCGATCTGGTCTATGTAACTAAGTGCATCAATTAAGTCATCGTGCACCTGGGTATTAGGAAAGTTTAAGAGTTCATCAACCAACTCTGTATTCCAGTCACCGACATTGAACACAATCTTTCCGTGTTCTAAGCGGCCTTGCAAAGACCAAGTAATCCTGTCAGTCTTTTTCTTATTGCCGTGTGTCAGGTCTTCTACTCTAAAGTAGGTATTGTATTTCCTCATCAGGTCACTAAGATAAGGCAACACAGCATTCTTTAGTGCGCCTCTCTCAATACCAACACACACAGGCTCATAATCTCTTACAGCATCAAATATCCTCTTGGCAGATTCTTTAATATCCCACCTGCCGTACTCAATGCTCTTTACATACCAGCCATCAGATGTGACCTTGACTATCGCTATTGCTGACTGGTCTAATCTTTTCTTTTTTGCTGTGTTTGCTGTTGCTACATTCTCAAAGCCAGCAAGGTCAACAGCTACAAAGTAGCGGCCATCATTAGGCTCATCATCATCAAACTTTAGCCACTCTTCTTTGAAGATGCCGCCAGAGGCTGCTTCGAAGGAGGCCATGAACTCGGTTCTGAACGCAAAAGAAGACATGGACTTTCTTGCGGTTTCGATTTCGTTGGGATCAAGCAACGGATTGTCGAAACTGGTGAAGTGCCAAGATTTGTAATCTTTGTCGTTCCCGTTAGAACCATAGGTGTATAAATCATAAAAATGGTTTCTGCCCATTGGCGTACCAATAAACAGTGCCTTGCCTTTTAAGTCTGCCAAGGCTGGTCTAAGAATCTGCTCAAATACAGCAGGCTTCATATCTGCGTATTCGTCTAACACAACAAACTTTAATGAGACACCACGCATTGTCTCTGGCCTGTCAGCGCCTTTAAGGCTGATCTGTGCGCCATTGACTAGCCTGATCTGCATATTGTTTACATGGCTAGACTCAATAACGGGGTGGCCTAGTTCCAACAGCGTGAGCCACATAATATCCCTAGCCTGTCCCTGTGTAGGCGCTACATACCACACATGACCTTTGTTAGTCTGCAGTGCCTCTACTATGAGCATCCATGCAGCTAACCTACTTTTACCAGTTCTACGGCCAGCAGCAACTACCTTAAACCTGGTGTTATCATTCCAGACATCTTGTTGCCAAGGCAGTAACTTAATGTCCAGATTCAAAGTCTACATCCTCTGCATCAATAGTGTTATCAGCGTCAATCTTGGCATCGCTGATGCCGCTGATGTTGATGACTATGCCTGACTTCCCTGGCTCCTTGGATTTCTCAAAGTAGGACAGGGGCAACAGGCGATCGGCACACATCTTCAACATCGCTGCCTGATCCTTATCGGTAGGATCTAAGGCTTTCTTGATGATAGTCTCAATGATGTGGTCACCTTTGGTGGTAAGCAATCGCGCATGGAACTCGCGTATCCTTGCTGCCTCACCAGGTGGTCTACCACGAAGTTCTCTCTTCTTCTTGGCTTCTATCGCTGACTTCTTAGGTCTGCCAGCGCCATTCTTATTCTTTACTACAACAGGAGAGACTTCTGTCTTTGTCTCCAGATCAGACATTACTTCTTACGACCAGGCATCGCAGGCTTGGCTGTGCTGCGGATAACAGGCTTGGGCTGCACCAAAGGCTTAGGTGCGCTGCGGATATTAGGTTGCTTAGGTTCTGCCATAACACGTTTGGCTCCACTAGGCGTTGGTAGATTAGCCTTAGAAACTACACTGCTGAGGCCACCACGGCTAGGTTGTACCATAGCAGGTTTAGCTGTGCTGCGCACTGGCGGTTTAGGAGTTCCAGCAGTGCGCGGCTTAGGGGCCATACCACCAAGCAATCCACCCATGCCAGCTTTAGGCATACCACCTAAAGGGCCTGACAACTTAGGCATAGCTTTACCACCAGTCACCAGCGGATTAGGGGACACACCTGGTTTAGATTTAGCCGGTGGTGTCATTGCTTTTACTGAGGCTTTCATTTCTTTTTTCTCAGCTTTAACTGCTGCTTTGCCTGGCTTCATACACACTCCTATTTACAATATTGGACACAAAGAATAAACACATTGTGTATTAAATTATTAAATTACTATCTATATAGTGTACATTGTCTAACACATTCGGGGTAACTTAGAGGGGAGGTTTTTATCTATAACCTCCCTCGCTACTGTTCGCTGATGTTGCTATATAGAGAGGTGATTTTAGCACATCTTTTCTTTAAGATGAAAGAGAGACAAGTGCACATATTTGTTAAGTAATTACTATTTACTCATTGTGTTGATGTAAATTGTTCAAT